TGTGGTGTCTATACATAGGAATGTATATAGACACACACCACTTTTTCCATCGTGTGACACCAAAATACGCTAAATAGACACCAAAATAGACACCAAACAGACACCAACTTCTAAAATAGTTCATCATCAAAATCCTTTACTTGATATCCTTTTTTATCTTCCCAATTCAATTTACCTTGCTCTTTGAGTTGCGTTAATGGTTTTGAGATAGTGTTTTTTGACATTCCTGACTTATCTATAATCTCGCCTTGCTTAACCCATCTAAGTGCTGGTTCATCATCTTTTTCTTGAATCGCTTTTACTGTTTCTAATATCTTGATCTTAGTTTCAGACAATGCTTTTTCTATTGGTATTTCATCAACTTCGACTAATGCACCAGACGATAAATCTTCAAAGGGCAGATTCAATACTTCAAACTTAAATTCTTTTGTTTTCATTGGTGTACCATCTTTGATAAGTGTCTGTGAGAAAGATACAAACATTTCTTCGCTAACATCTTTTCTCAAGACTTTATATTCAGCGTCAACTGCTGCTGGTAATACCGATGATCCTCTTGCCCTTGTTCCTGTACCATGACCAGTATGATGCACGATAGATATGCAAGATTTAAAAGTATCTTTTAGATCATCTATTCTTTCTACAAAAGCGTTCATATCTTCTGTTGAGTTCTCGTTACCACCACCAAAGTTTCTAGCTAAAGTATCGACAATGATCATGCCGATATCGCCATATTCATCCTCTGTTGCAGATATTGTATCTTTCAAAAGCTGATGGTCTTTATCATCTAATAATCTAGCACCACGACTTGATATCATTAGAGGTGCTTGATGTATCTCTGCTTTATTGATCTTAGACCATGCTAAAAATCTTCTACTGATGTTTCTTATACCTTCACCAGCTAAATAAATGACTGGTGCTTGATGTGTCTTATGACCATGCCAATCTTTACCCAATGCCAAACAAGCTGCCATATCGACTGTTACAAACGATTTACCAGCCTTTGCCTGACCAAAGATAGCTATAACTGATTCTTTCTCACAGACATCGTTTATGAGCCATTCAGGTTTCTTTATATCTTTAATCATTCTGCCGACTGGGATTAACTCTAAACTGACTCTCTGTCTGACAATATTACTCTGACAATAATCAATAAATTCTTCTGATGATTTCCAATACTCATTAGCCTTTGCATCCCATAGATCGTCTTTATCTTTGAAGGCTCTAGGTATCTTTATAACATCAACTGAATCGCAAATGTCTGCTAAATGTTCTTTGAGTTCGTGAGCAAACTTCTTTCCAGCTTCATCGTTATCAGGAAAGATATATGCTTTGCGATCTTTTAGCTTTGACCAATCACAATTTTGCCAATTGCTTACACCACCATGATGACAGCAGATATAGATGCTTTCACCGCCCTTCATAGCTTTCTCGCCTTCAACAATAATCACATGACTATCTTTATCTCTATCTGAAACATATATAGGCAATATGCCTTCAGGTCGCTTCATAGACCATTCCGCACCATGCCGACTAAATGGTGCATATTTCTGTTTAATCGCATGTTCTGTAGGAAATCGCATAACCACAAAATCATCTGAATACTTAACAAAAATTTCAGATTCAGAATGTAAGTTGATCATCTGATCACGATTAAATAATCGCATGGGTTTAGGTTTTATAGGTTGTGTTGGTATTTTAATTTGATCGACATTGTAAGGTTCTAATATCTTAGCAACATCGCCACCCTTATATTTAATAAGATCAATGATGCCACCGCCTTGATCTGCTTCGTGATCGTACCATGAAGCAGACTCAAGATTTAAAACTAATGATCCTTTGCGACCCCACCGCCATTCATCGCCCTTTTTAGATGTTGGTTCTCCTAGAAGTTCAATGGCTATGGGTTGAGCAATCTCTACCCAGTCCACAACTAAAAGGGTATTTCATCATCTATGATTCCACCTTCTGATGCAGAAGGCTCTACAGATGCACTAGAAGATGATTCTGTGAGAGTGGGGTCAGATGAGTTACCATCCTCTAGTGCAAAACTAGGCAGAACAAAACCTTCGGCTCTGTCCTTAAATCCGACAAATTCAAACTCAGGGATTCTGGTGCTACCCATGCCGATCTTCAAAGTTTCTGAACCTGTATATTTAACTATCGGCAGTTTGTCTAAATTTTCTGTGAGTTGTGCTTGTTCGTAAAACATAGAACACATTTTTCTGAAACCATCGTATTCACCGAATGATTGACGCTGCCATAAAACAGCACGACCTAAATCAAAGTTTTGAGTATCGCTAATAAATTTTGGGTACATCCAAACTGCAAATGCTTTTTTAAAATCTTCGTCAGGTTTTGGAATAGGTTTGTGCAAATCATCTTGCCAAACAAAACTGTAACCAGATGTAGTATCGTATTTACCCCAACCCATCTTAATTGTTGCAGTATCGACCTGAAAATAATTAGCATCTATTTGTTCATCGCCAACTTTCCAGCCACCATTCTGAAAATCGTGTTTAATGTAATTGCTGACTTCAGAATCAACAATGTCAAAAGGGTTACTCATATTTATCTCCTATAAGTTTTTCAAAAGAATTATTTAATTGGTCAAAATAAATCTTCACATACTCCTCTAATTCATAGGGAGTTCTGTTCTGCTTTATCTGAACCACCTGATACATCTGGTGCATATTGATACAAAAAATTTCAAACGAAACATCATCTTCGTGACGATCTTTGCCATTGGTTTTTTGATTCATAATGATCTCCTAAATATATGTGAAACAAATACTGCACTTTTTTTATTTAATAATCAATACAACAAATAGTTGCAACAACTGTAAAAATCATTAATATAGATAGGGTAATAACATTTTTTAGGAGAAAACAATGTCAAAAAAACAAAAATTACAAAAAATATATGAAAGCATGAATCGTGTAGCTATTAGTGAGTTAAAAGAAACAGGCGTAACTAATAGAGGAACTTTCGCATTGGTTCTTGAAGAATGGTCTAATGATGGTCTTTTAGAACTTGCAATGTTCTTGAGTGAAGAAGTACAAAAAAGAATTGATAAGGAGTAAAAAATGCAAATAAAACTAACCGATAAACAAGTAGATGCTTTACTTTGCGCCCTTTCTTGTTATGGAACTGATTGTCACGACAATATCAATTCCTATGAACAAACTGGCGATAAAGAATTAGTAAAAGAATACAGGAAACAAATCAGATCACTTAGGCTTGTTGTTGACAAGCTAGGTTATGTACCAAACTTTTAGGAGAAAATTATGCTACATAGAGAAGTAAGAAATTACAAAGGCTACCAAATTATTATTGAATTTTATGGTAAGTCACCAATGTCAAAAAACAGCAGAAACTATTTTGTTGAAGATAAAGATGGTAACAGAATCAGACATTTCAGATCGACTATGTTCAAAACTTTATGGAAAGCAAAAGCAGTTATTGATCTAAAAACTAATTTTAATTAAGGAGAAAACAATGACAATTGATGAAATGAAACGAAGGCTCAATGCTGATTACTACGATATGACTACTGAAGAAATCAACAGAGAGATTACTAAGATCAACAAACTAGAACGAAAATCAAAACGACAAAGGAGAAAAAAATAATGGCAAAAGAAATAACAATGACTAAAGAAGAAGCTACTAAAGGAAAGAAAGTAATTGATAAACTGTTTTCTAAGATGATAGTAGAAGAACTTAAAGGTGAGATAAAAGCATATGAAGATACTGGTACAGTTTATCAAGGAGTATCTTATCTAATGCACAAACTAGGTAGCATTACTCAACAATGGGATGATATGAACAACGCTTATGATAAATTCATAGACGAAGAATAATAATAAAGGAGAAAACAATGAAAGACTTTTTTTCAGAATACTTAGACTACCTTTGTGAATTGCATGGTAAAGATTTCAGAGCCATGCGACTC